TGCTGTTGAATTATTTATTTCTAATGTTGCATCAGTTTTGGATATTCTTACATTTCCTGTAAAGGTTGCATTTCCAGTATGTGACAAAGTTAAAGCCGCTGAGTTATTACCTGTATGAAAATTTAAATTAGCCTCACTTGATGGTGCTGTATTTTGTATAAAACTCCAATTATTACTACTACCATTTAAATCGTTTTTAATAGATAAACCTCTTCCTGGTAAATTTAATTGAGCACCAGTACCTGCATAAATACCCGTACTACCCATACCTACAATACCTCCAAAAGTTGCTCCTGAATCTACTGCTAAAACACCACCACCACTTGAGTTTTCGCTTATTCTTAAATTTTCTCCATTTCCATATATATCCCATTGTCCAGTTCCACTTGCTCCATACATTCTTACATAATCACCACTTGAAGAACTTGTAGCTATAAACTTTTTAGATGTAGCAGTTACATCTCCTGCAAAAGTTGCGTTTCCTGAACCATCTATACTTGCTTTTTCTGCTCCATTGGCTCTAAATTTATAAGTTAAAGAATCAGGACTATTAAAATTAATAGCACCTCCATCCATACCAATATGAAGCTTTTGTGTACTAGCACTTCTTTCAATAGTAAGACCACCATTAAATCCACTATCATCTGCTTGTTTTATAGATATATCTTTTGATGATATTGTTCCTGCAAAAGTTGCGTTTCCTGATGCATCAAGTGTTAATTTTACTGCGGTACTATTGTTTGTGTAAAATTTAAGATTTGAACTACTAGCACCTATTGCAAAATCTGCTCCCGAGTCTCCCCAAGTTCCAGAATCTGTAATATATCCTACATCTGTATTGTTTGCTCGTTTTATTCTAAAATAAGCAGAATCAGATTTTAAAGATAAAGTTCCTGCAAAAGTTGCGTTTTGTGAACCATCTATTCCTATTGCTTCTGTATTGTTTGTTCCAATAGATAATTGTTCAGAACCACCAGAAGTTCCTATAAAAGTAGTTGGACTTACTCCAGAACCATTTCTTATTATAAAAGAACCTCGTTGTCCTATATTTGAATAAAATCTTGCGATGGTTGCATTATTTGTATCTGCTCCTTTAACATCTAAAGGATGACTGGGAGAACCACCAATTCCTAATTGTCCTGCAAAAGTTGCTGCTCCAGAACTGCTTATGCCAAATCCAACAGAAGCATCATTATTATATCTAAAATTTAAACCACCACCACTATTCCATATATCCCAACCTGCATTGTCAAAATCTTTTAATACAATTCCTGCTGTGCCACCACCTACACCATTTCTACCAACTACACCTAAAATTGTTCCTACACCTGCTGGAGAACTAACAGAACCACCAACATTTACATTATTTCCAAAATCTCCTGTACTTGTAACATCTAAAGTTCCTGCAACTAAAGTATTTCCACTTGTAGCATTTACTGTAAACTTATTTGTATTTATTGCTAAGTTGCCGGTAAAAGCAACGTTACCGGTTGCTGCTTGAGCCGTAAATTTATTAGTATTTACCGCTAAGTCTCCGGTTGCACTTAAATTTCCAGTTGTAATTAAACTTCCAGAAACTGTAATTGTGCTACTTGCTTCTGCCATAATAGAATCAACAATAGTTCCCGGTCCTGACCATCTTGCAATGTTTCCTGTATTAGCTGTTCCAGTTCCTGTTCCTTCTACGTCTGTATGATCTAATTTTTCCCAAACATTTGTAGCTCCTGCTATTACCCAGTCGCCTACAGACCAATTTGTAATGCCGTTTAAAGTTCTAGTTCCTCCAACGCTTACAACATAATAATATCCTTGTTCAATAAATGGGCTTTTATCTATTGTGTATGCTTCGTTTATTAGCATTATATCAGCAGATAAAGAAAGTGAAGTATCGCTATCTACATTAGTTACTAAAGCGGTTTGTCCATCAACTCTATTTATTACTTTATCATCAACGCTAACAGTTGTTAAAAAGTTTTGACCGGCTGTTGTATCTATTAATTTATTTGCAGTTGTTGCAGTTGTTGTTCCTGAATCTGCTTCTCCGCCTCCTGATGCTAAAACAGGATCATTTGCTGGCACATCCCAAGTTCCTTGAAATTGTAATCCGTTTGCTAGTCCATTTATTTGCGATTGTAATTTTCCAATTCCTTGTAAAATAGAATCAGTAGCTAATACTGTAGCCGAAGCCGGTGTAGGTAAACCGGTTAATACTTTTCCGGTAACCGAGTTATTGTCTAAAGTAACCGCTCCACTTACACTTAAAGTTCCGTCAACATTTGATAAAATACCAGTTGCTTGACCTGTTAAAGATAAGTTCCTTGCAGTTTGCCATTTAGTAGCAGTATCTGCATTTCCTGTTAAAGCACCCGTTACATTTCCTAATAAATTTCTATGTATTGTAGTAGGTAAACTTAATGTAATAGCTTGACCAGTTCCTGCTGAATTAATTTGGTTAGTTGTTCCAAGAACACTAAATGTTTCCGTATTTAAAACAACTGCACCACTTCCTGAATCTGTTGTGAAATCTAAATCAGAAGCATTGTTTAAACCTTTAACAAATGCGGTCGTGGCTATTTTTGTAGAACTATCGCTTGAGGATTGTGTAGTTGCTGAAACACCATTTAAAAGAACTGAGGTTGCAGTTACGTTGCCAGTCAAATTACCATCTACATTACCCGTTACATTTCCCTGTAAATTTCTATGAACTGTTTCTGGTAGACTTAAACTTAAACCTTGATTTGCTGCGGCAGTAACTATTTGATTCGTTGTTCCTGTAACCGCTAAAACCTGAGTATTTAAAGTAACATCTCCTGTGCCGCTATCTCCTGAGAAATCTAAATCTGAGCCAGAATCTAAATCCATTACGAATTTTGTCGTAGCAACAGTTGAATTAGAAGTTCCTGCTGATTGAGTAGTTGCAGTAGTAGCTGTGTTTATAGTTCCGTTTAAATCTCCTAAAAAAGTTGCCCCTGTATAAGTTCCGCTTATAGTTACACTATTTGGTAGACCTATGGTTACTTTTTGATTTAAAGCTAAAGTAGTAATTTCGTTTGTAGTTCCTGATATTTCTAATATTTGACTATCTAAATCCACTTCGCCAGTTCCTGAGTCTCCTTTAAAATCTAAATCCGAAGCTGTTACAACGGCATCTACGTACGTTTTAACGGCATTACTTGTTGGAATGGTAGTATCATTAGCAAAATTCTGAATACCATTAGCAGCAGTAATAAATTGAGTTATTACAACCCCTGACCCAGTATCTTTTAAAGAACCCCACTCTAATACAGATGTGACTTTAAAGTCTCCTGCTGTATTCATATACAACCCTGAGGTATTGCCTGATCCGTCTGTTAATTGTTTTAACGTAGCATTAATTGCTATATTGTCAAATGTTTTAATTAGACCGGGATAAGTTGCTGATATTTTAGTATTAAATAAAGTCGCCATAATTATTTTTTTCTATTTTGTTTTTTTAAAAATGCTTTTAATTTTTTTACATTTTTTTCTTTTGGTTTATATATCATAATACCCACCCGTTAAAAATTGCATCTTGGCTTGGGTCTATATCATCATTAGAGTTAGAGTAATATTCAGGAAATAAATTTTGATTAAAATTCATATAATCAATAAATCTCCTTGTATAATATTCTGCATACTCCCTTGCTTTAGCAACTAAATAATCTAATTCTTCTTTTGTTGCTGATTCACTATTTTCTGAGGTGTGTTTAAATACCCCCCCGTTTTTAATTTGAAATGCTGCAAATGGTATGTAATCAACTTGAGTGTACCAAATTAACATCGGTTGAATATGAGAAATCATTAAATTATAATAATTTGGATTAAGATTCTCCGTTAAAGTTTCGGCTTTAATTAATGCTTCAAATTTTTCATATAACTCGGTTCCTAAAAAGTTTTGAATATGAATTGTTTGCGATATGCGAATAAAATATATAAATTTGCTTGTATCTACATTACCATCAATAAGACTGTTTCTTACTAAATCGGTTCTATTAATAAATAAAGGTGTTGCCATAGTTTTTTATTTAGGATATACTCCTCTTCCTATTTGTTTTTCTGTTGCTTTTTTTGCTAAATCTGAGCCTCTTGGATTTTTTAAATAACTTTTTGGTATTGATCTAACTTTTCTATAATTATTTAAGTTCTCTGAAATCTCTGTATTGCTTTCTAATCTGTATAAAACTCTTTTCCAAATATGTTGACAATAAACGCCTCCTTTTAAAGTAAAAATGTTATATGGTAAATCCGGTTTATGCCTAAATTCAGTATTAACTCTCTCATCTTTTCTAACGCCTTTTCCATTTTCAATTAATAATTTGCCAAAACTTGCGTTGTCAATATCTTCAAGCCTCCATACTAATCCTCCTTGAGTTAATCGCATCATTTCAGTACAAAATGTTCTAGATTTACTTTCATTTGCTCTCATACCTCTAGCGTATTTATATCTAATTTTATATAAACCATTTTTAGAGTCTAAAGAACTGAACGTTGA